TGATAATCAAGGTCAATCTGTTTCAACTTCTTTTCCGTGCCTTCTCTCATCAGGTTGATTTCATCCTGTTGGTTCTGACGGTGAAGTGAAAGAAGTTGTTCGGCTGTCTTTTTTTGTTCTTTTTTTTGCTTTTCAGCAGCTTTTTCCTGCTTGGTCAAAGAACTACCAGTAATACCGCCCAAATTTTTATAGGCTTTTTCAGTTGTTTCTACTCGTTTCTTAGCTTCTTCATACAGCTTTGAAGTAAACTTGGATTTATTCTTTTCTATTTCAGAAAGTTTCTTCTTAGCATCATCCCAGTCTTTCTTCGCTTTCTCATAATCCTGCTTGTAGGTAGTTTTATTCTTCTCTGAATCAATTCGGGTTTGCTTGACTGATTTTGCTGTATCTATAAGTGTTTTTATGTCTTTCACATTATAGATTGCTTCATCAGACAAAGTACCCTTAATATCAATAGGCAAACGAAGTTTCACAGTTCCATTTTCCCCCTTTCCTCTGATACGCTTCTCCAACTCAGAGATGTAGCGGTCAAACTCATTAGTATTAACATCTTTAAGATTGGAAATGAACTGTTCGGAGATGCCTTTGCCTTTTTCTTGCAGCATGACATCACGCATAGCACGCAATTCTTTTAGTTTCTTCACATATCCATCAACGCCTTGCTGACCGGAAAGAGTTTTCAGCAGATTCTCGTAATATTTGATTTCAGATTCAATGTTAGAAAGTTCCTTGGTTTGCTTTTCTCCGGCACGTTTCGCATCTTCTTCCGTTATCTGTTGCTTTAGTTTAAGTATATCAGCCAACTTAATGGTTTCGATGTCATATTGAGCGAATATCTTAGGGTATTCTTTTCTTAACTCCGCTAAACTTCGACCTCTTTGTAAATCCGACAACGCTATATCACGAGAACTTTGTACGAGGGAATCAATCTTCTGTTTGTGTTCTTCTTCTTGCTTTTTAGCTTCTTCTTGCTGTTCATTAAACCTTCTCTGTGCCTTTTCTGCTTCTGTTGCCGAATCGCGGAAAGCCAACATTGCAACTCCAAGTCCTACTACAGCAGTAGCCAACAACACATAAGGATTGGTAAGCATTGCAGCGTTTAAAGCTAACTGCGCTTTTCGTGCCAATAAACGGGCATTGGTAAGTCCAATCTCCACAAGAGTATGTTTACTTTCGGCAGCAGTAACAAGCATCACTGCGGTCCGGTATGTACCATAAGTAACCACTAATCCAGCCAAGATTCTACCTACTGTTTCATAATTCTGAATCAACGAAGTTGTCATTTGAATACCGTCCATGATAACACTTTCCGACTTTGTTCCCAATTCGTTAAACACGGAATCCAAAGCATCCTGCATCATAGACAACTGACCATTGATAGTCTTTGAAGCATTCTCAGACATATTATAGAACTTACCACCTGCGGAAGTTGCATCAATGAATGCCTGTTGAACCATTTCAGCGGAAACAGCACCTTTGGACATTTCATCTTTCAAAGTTGCGATAGATTTTCCGGTCTTTTCGGAGATAATCTGTAACGGGTTGAATCCAGCGTTTATCATTTGATTCAAATCCTGCCCCATAAGTTTACCCGCTGCTGACATCTGTGAAAATGCCAAAGTTAGCGAATTGAACTTACTGGATTCCCCCATAGAAATATCACTAATGGCTTTCAAGTATTTGATAGTGTCTTCTGCTTGTATGTTAAATCCAAGCATCATCTTTTCTGCTCCAACCATATCTGACATAGTAAGTGGAGAAATCTTAGCCAGCTCCTTGATTTGCGGAATCAGTTGTCCTGCCATATCCTTTCCAACCATAGTCTCAATAGCGGTCTGCATGGATTGAAATTCTCCACGAACACGAATCATTTCAGAACCTAATGCCTTTAATACTCCAGCACCACCAATAACCGCCAATGCTTTCTTCCAAGAAATAGCGATACCGTTGTTACTCTCTACGATTTCCTTAGCATTATCATTGTAAAGGGCGTATTCATCCCGAAGTTTCTTTACGGAAAGACGCGCTTCGGCTTGTTGTTGGGTTAATCCAAATAAAGCTGCCTTTTCTTCATCAAGAGCTTTGCGGGCAGCATTGTATTCTTCTAACTTGCTATTTGCTGATAACGGATTCCTTTTCAATGCTATACGATAAGCATCCCCAAGTCGTTTTACATCCGCTTCAATATCCTTAACTACCGCTTTTTGAGCAAGAATCTTCTCTGTGAATCCATTCACGGCCTGGGAAGCATCGAAGATTTTCCTTTTGAATCCCGTTTCCATCTCCGCTCCAGCTTTGGCTGCATTAGTCACCAACTCATCCAATCTTTGGTTGGATGCAGCAAGTTGGGCATTCAAAGCCTTGAAAGCAGCAGGAGTCTGCGTGCCATCCATGCTCATTAACTCCTGCTTTAATTTTGCAATTTCATTACGAAGTCTTACAACTTCTTCCCAGTCACTACCTATCTTAAAATATAATTTTGACATATCTATTTCTTTTTCCTACGATTAGCCAATTCCTTACCACTGATTCTATTCACCTTCTGACCACCATATACTGCGCGTAATTTATCCCGTTGCATCATCAGCAGATTCCGATAAGGGATAATCTCAAACACTTCTGTATAACTCAGATGCAGCGTGTCAATCAAATGGGCTATCTGCCCGAAGAACGTTGTGTTTCCTACTGTTTCGGTCTTGCTGCCAGCATCGACACGTTCCTCATCGAGCTGACACACTGAAAAGCCGAAATATCCATCATAGAGAAACAGACTTCCAAGGCATCTTTGACTTCTTCAAAAGTGCCGTTCTCCAATTCTTTGACCAAACTATCATTCCCGCAGATGAAGCATGAAATACCTTTCAGCATATCTTCAGTAGCTTTAGGAAGCTCTTTAATAGCCTCCATGATATTATCTCCTCGCAGGGCGATATTGGAAAAATGATGAATGGCACGACAGATAACTTTAATTGTAGGCGGTTTGATGGTATAAACGATTCCACCTATCCCTACATTTTTAAAATCCAGCCCTAATAGGGCATCAGAAACCGTTTTTGCTGCTTGATTATTCATAACATTAAATTAAAAAGGCGGTGAGCAACCACCCACCGCCATCTGAAAACAATCCTTTTACTGAAAAATTATCAACCTTCCGGCACTACAACTTCCGATTCGTCAAACCACTTTTCGGAAGCCAATCCATCTACACCTGTGGAAAGGGGAACGGCCGAAACAGCCAATCCGACAGCCTTATCGGTATTAGAGCCACGGGCATTGATAGCCGCTTTCGGAAACACAACATAAACTCCGTCTTTGGTTTTACCAATCACACATTTATGAATAGGCTTATACTTGCCTCTTTCCCAATTCTTTTCTGTGGCTTTACCACCTTGTAAATCAGCCTTTGTAGCATAATCATACTCACCAATGGTGAAGTTGATTTTCACCTCACCCGGTTCAGACGTTTCCCGGTAGTACTCACCAGTCAAAGCGTTTTTGTAACGAGTTACACTTGCCTCTGCTTCTTCGTATTGATACGTGTCACCATGCACATTCTTGACCCGCTTCGTTGCTGCGTTTTTCAAGATGGTGGCTACTTCTGCGCCTGTTAATCCGGCAGCTGGAGTAGTAACCGTTTTAATCGGTTCTGCATAATACAGTTCGTCAATTTCTACTGCTGTAATCATATCATTTTACATTTAATACATTAAACAAAATTCTCACATTCACATAATGACACTTCAAAGCTGTGTCCGCTTCTGTACCGATAGAATCAATAGAGTAACGATATGTCATACCATCATAGGTGCTTACTACATCATCAAACAGCTTGCCAGCCTTTCTTTCAAGTTCGTTAAGCCGGATTGTGTTCGCTTCATTCTCGCTTAAATTGGGTACACATAGATTCACTTCTGCGAAAGATTTCTTCCAATAAGTTCCCGGCTGTTGTTTCTTCGTGTGGATGACAATCCTTTCGGACTTCAATTCACCCGTCAGCGTTTCTCCTGCTGGTACTATGTCTATTCCGAAAATCTTGCAGTCCCGGTAGAGGATGTTTCCTATGTCGGTGGTTACTATCATCGTTCAAATCTATCTTTCAATCTTTTTTCTGTCCTTATCGCTGCACTTCCTGCAACTTCAAATCCTTTGGATTCCACGAATGAAGCATAATCAGCTTCGTTTTTCAGAATTAAGCCATCTTCATTAACCTCATAATCATTCGATTCTCTCAAATGTTTTGTGTGGTCTTGATAGTTTCCGGTAGCTTTTGCATCTTCAACAAATGCCTCTCCCTCTTCTTTCATGCCAGCAACGACTTCGCTTGTTCCGTCCTCAAAGAACTGGTCAACATCCGAAAAGTCTGCATCTATTCCAACCATATTACTCTATAGGAAAAATAGTTTGTTTCCAAAGGGCTTTTAGCAACTCCTTCACCTCTTATGCTTCCATCGGCATTCAAACAACGAACCTCTGCACCTGCTTCAACCTTTGACGGCTTGTCAAAGACTACCTTGTACTTGAAATCATACAAAGCACCATTGATAGATACTTTCTTTTCCGCACTCACATCATCACAACGGCATCTGCATATATCCTGCCAGCTCTCACCACCTGTGCCGGGAATAGGTCTGCCGAACTCATCCTTATCCATCGGGGTGATAACCTTAACCTGCAATATGTGGGGAGCGAATATCATAAGAAAGTCACTTTAGGTTTGTTACTCAGTTCGTCTTTCAAACCGTACTGTTTGCACAGCCATGAGTACAATTTCATTAGGCTATCAACATAATTAGACCAAGACACAGAAAATCCGCTTTCGCTGACCGAAGATGGATTTTGTATCATCCACGGAATTTGCTTTGCACAAGCGACCTCTAATCTTGCCCGATTTTCCTCGGCAAAAGGTT